AATCTTATTAAGTAACAAAGGAGGAAGAGTATGAGGAAACAGTACAAGATACCCTACAAAATAAGAGAATACGTGAAGAATGAATTATATCAATATTGGGATAATTGTAAAGAATTTGAAGAATTAGAAAAAGAGATTATAGAAGAATCTGCATTACCACCAGACGGACAACCTAAAGGAAATGCTACAGGAAATCCAACTGAAAGAAAAGCTGTAAAAATAATAGAACAAACTAGTACGAGAAGAATGATAACAATAGAAAAGAAAATAAGAGCTATAGAAAAAGTTTATAAAAGATTAATACCAGAAGAAATGGAAGTTGTAGAATTGATTTTTAAAGAAGGTAAAAATCAAATATATACACAAATGAATAACGGAATATCTAAAGATACATATTACAATACAATGAATAAAGTTATATATATGACAGCCAAAGAGTTTGGAGAGATATAAAATAGAGCTTACAGTTCCATAAACTGTAGGCTTTTTAAAAATATTAAAAAAAGTTTATAAAAAGTATTGACATACGTATATACGTAGTGTATAATATATACAGAAAGTGAGGTGAGGGAAATGAAACTAATAAAAAAAGTGCTTATCTATCTAGCACATAGACAAGCACAAAAACAAAGACAAGTAAGAGAACAGCATAATCGAGAACAGATTAAACTAATCTTACAAGACTTTGAATAAACCGAGAGGGCGAAAGCCCTCTTGCAAATATAATTATAATATAATAATATAAAAAAAGCAAGGAGGCTTTTGTATGGAAGTGAAAAGAGATTATAAAAAAGAATGGGAAAAAGAAAAAGAAACTAAAACAAGTAGATTAGTAAAAATAGATAAAGAATTATGGGAAGAATTAGATGTTAAATTAAAAGCAGAAAACAAAACCTTTACAGGGCTTGTACATGACGCTATATTGAAGTATCTTTATGGAGAAAATGAAAAAAATTTATAAAGGTACGAAAAAAGTACGAGTACGAATTAGTTTTTCGTGTTATTATGATAGTAGGGAGAAAAACAAATATGCATCGATAGATGTAGTAATAAAGTTTTGCGGAGACAAATTGGAAACAGTTTGTCTCTATTTTTGTTGACAAAGTATACATAAAATGATAAAATATGGATGCCAAAACCAATTGGTTAATTTATAACGAAAGGAGCATCCATCATGTCTGACGATTATGATTACTTGGGACCCGATGAACTCGTTGAGTGCCCCGATTGCGACGGTACAGGAGTTGATGATGACGGCGACACATGTGGCTATTGCGCAGGTACAGGTTATGTAAGCAAATAAAATCCTAAAGGAAGCACCCGCTTTTGTGGGTGCTTTTTATTTGGAGGATAGAAAGGTAGCTATCACACCTAAATTGAAATAGCTGAATGTTGGCGAAATGCCACTGTTTACAGCAGGTCAGTTATCTGTAATTCAATTGGGTCTTACAAGAGATGTAGGGGTGCCGACCCACCCAAATATAAAGTTATTATCCAATACTAGATAAGGTTAATATAAATCCTGTAATTCCTTTTGGGATTACCTCCTTTCAAAAATTGTTAAATTTAGCCCTTAAGTGTATTCTAGTTAACACTTGTATATAGTACGCAGAATGTACTCAATTATAACAATATGACTGCTCTATAAATATTGTTATATGTGCATTTTGCGTAGTGTATATAGTATGTAGTGATATAGAATAAACTAATTAACGGTTTTTACATATTAAGTTATGGTTTGAAGTGCGACCTGCAACCTAAACGGACAAAAAACAATAAAGAGCACCATAAGTAGAATTGGGCTACTTTATATCATTACATAGTGTATATAAATAAAACAAAGGAAAAGGAAAAATGGTTAAAGAATTATGTCTCAGATTTCAATGCAAAGATTGTCCAGAACAAACCAAATGTTTCGGATGTGAGCATAACTATATATTAATTAAATCAGAGAGCATGAGTAATGTATATAAATGCAGTCACTGTGGAAATAAATTGCGTTTAAATAAAAACAATTCTTGCTGTGAGTGTATTCATAAATGTAAAGGGAAAGTAAAAACAGAAATAGACAAACAAAACAATATATATAAAATATGCAATAACTTTAATAAGGGAGGAAAAGAAGATGAAGATTAAAGCATTAATAGATTATAAAGATAAACAATTAAATAAAGATATTAAGAAACGGAGATATTTACGAAGTTTCAGAAAAGCGAGGCAAAGAAATCATTAACGCAAAGTTTAAAGGACAAGCTTATGCGGAGGAAGTAAAAGAAGTTAAACCTCAAAAAGAGAAAAGCGAGGTAAAGAAAGGAACAAAGAAAAGTGAAAAAGAGAATAGGAGATAAAGTTATATTCAAAAAGGAAGCGGAAGAACTTAATATAACTAAAATATTTAACTATAAAGAAAGATTAAAAGATAAAGAGTTAATAGTTGAAGATATAGTAGATTGTCCATGCGATGATGAAAGAATGGACTGTTTAAAATTTGTAGGAATAGATGACTTTTGGTTTAGAGCAGGTTTCTTTGAAATAATAGAGAGAATAGAAGAATAAAAAATGTACACAGTAGAGCAGATAAGGGAATTAATTAGAAGCGGAAAAAAGAAAAAGATATATGATGACCCATATTGGAAAGATTATTTAAGCAAAGAAATATTAAAAAGAGATAATTACGAATGTCAAGAATGCAAAAGAGAAGGCAAGCTAACAATCAAGGAACATAATAAGAAACTAGACGTTCATCATATAAAAGAGATAGAACAATATCCAGAGCTAACATATGTAAAAGATAATTTAATGACAGTATGTGTACATCATCATAATATACTTGATAATAAAAATCCATTTAAAAATATAAAACATAAAAAGAAATTTGTTAATGAGGAGAGATGGTAATGGCAAGAGCAAAGAAGATAGAAGAAGAAATAAAAGAAGCAGAGGAAAAGACAGAAGAAATATCAAAAGAATTAGATGTTAATGAAGTAAATACAGAAGCGGAAACAATAAATGATGTTGTAGTTAAAGTATTTGATAAGGAGTATAGAATATCAGATTTAATAGCAATAACAGATAAAGAAGATAAAACTTATGAAGAAAAAGAAATATCAAAGAAGTTTAAACTATTAATGAAGAACTATTATGAAGGAATACTTTACGCATCATTAACAGTATGTTGTGGTAAAAGATATACAATAGATGATTTAAAGAGAAAACTAAAAGAAGCGGATACATATTCAATAATAGATATAAGATGTAGTAGAAATAACATAAGGTTTGATAAAGATACTGTTGATACTGTTATAAAAGTAGCAGAAAAGTATAATCTTGATAAATAGAAAGCCCCCCTTAAAAAGTTTTGGCTAAAATTCACAAGCTCTCGAACGGGGAGGGTTCACGACAAAAGAAAAATGACTTTCACGCGTATAAAGGGGGTAGGAAAATGGCAACCAAATCAACAAAAAAACCTAGTAGAAAAAAAGAGGAAGAATTTGAAAAAAACACATCAGATAAGAAGAATGCTATAAAAGAGGATCTACAAGCACAACTTATTTCGCAAGGAAAATTCGGAAAACACTTTGATGATATGATAGAAGATTATTTATATTTAGTAGATTTAAAAGAAAGATTAAAAAAAGACATAAACGATAATGGAATAAGATATAAATCAACAGGTGGAAATGGGTTTACAACATATAAGCCTAATGAAAGCTGTGAAAGATTATTAAAAACGAATGCACAGATGCTAAAGATTTTACAAGACTTAGATTTGAAAGCACCAGATGAAGGTGGTGGAGATGAAGGGGATGATTTATTGTAAGGAAATAGATGATTATTTAAAATATTGCAAAGAAAATCCAGAAAAAATAAATGAAGATAGAAAATTGCTTATAAAAAACATCGTAGAACCTTTATTAAAAAGGGAGGATGTTTTTTTTGATAGTGAAACATATTATAAATGTATTTCGTATTGTGAAAGATGGTATTACAAATTGTTTCCATATCAAAAGTTTATATATGCATTTGTTTTTATGTATAAAGATGACATTCCAGTCTTTAAAACTTTTGTAATCTTGATGGGAAGAGGTAACGGAAAAGACGGAATGATGTCTCCTTTAATGAACTTTTTACAATCTAGGTTGTATGGAGTGCCTAAATACAGCATTGATATTGTGGCTACTTCAGAAGAACAATCGCAAGATACATTCAATGTTGTTTATGATATGTTAGAAAACAACAAGAAAAAATTTGAAAAATATTTTTATTGGAACAAAGAAATAATTATAGATAAAAAAACTAAAGGATTTTACAGATTTAATACATCTAATGCAAAAACAAAAGATGGTAAAAAAGATGGTGCAATATTATTTAATGAATATCATGCTTATGAAAATGATGGACAAATAAAAGTATTTCAAAGTGGTTTAGGTAAAGTAAAACACGCAAGAATATTTATAATTACAACAAATGGATATGTAAGAGGTGGACCTTTAGATGAATTATTAAATGTTTGTGAAAAAATACTTAATGGAATGCCTAATACAGTTAGATATTATCCGTTTTTATGTAGGATAGACAAAAAAGAGGAAGCAGATGATGAGAAAAAATGGATAAAAGCTAATCCATCTTTAGAATATATGCCAGATTTATTTAATGAAATAAAAACAGACTATGAGGAAATGAAACTATTTCCAAGTAAAATATCTGAATTTATGACAAAAAGGATGAATTTGCCAGAGCAGAAAGAAGAAGAGGTTGCTGTAGAATGGTCTTTAATTGAAAAAACCAACAAAGAAATAATTAATTTAGAAAGACAGTCATGTGTTTGTGGTATAGATTATGCAAGTTTATCAGATTTTGCATCTGTATTTTTATTGTTTAAAAAAGATAATAAATATTATGGAATTACGCATTCTTGGTTTTGTAAAAACAGTAAAGATAAAAAAAGAATACAAGCACCACTGAAAGATTGGCAAACAAGAGGTTTATTAACGGAAGTTGATGATGTAGAAATAAAGCCTAAACTAATATTTGATTGGATAAGTGAAAAAGGCAGGATATACAATATAAAGAAAATAGCAGTTGATAATTTTAGATATGCGTTAATAAGCAAGGAAATGAACGAAATAGGGTTTGATGCTAAGAATAAGGAACAGGTTAAGCTAGTTAGACCAAGCGATATTGCAAAAATACAGCCTGTTATTGAGAGCATATTTGTAAATCAAAATATTGCATGGGGAGACAATCCTTTAATGCGTTGGTTTACAAACAATACAAAATTAGTACCTTGGCAGAACAACACTAAAGTGTTTGGAAAAATAGAGCCAAAATCAAGAAAAACAGATGGATTTATGGCATTTGTTGCATCTATGACAGTATCAGAAGAATTAACAGTTATTAATGAGAATGCACAAATATTTGATTCAATAGATTTTTAGAAAGGAAATAAGAAAATGGGCATAAAAGATGTTTTTGGAAGATTTTTTAATAAAAATGATACATTTTATAACAGCTATGCTGAAGATGTAGCTAAAGAAATATATTATAAAGAATTAGCAATAGCTAGTGCAATAAATATAATAGCAAAATTAATAACTAATTCAGAGATTAGAACATTTACAGATAAAAAAGAGGTGTTTAAACACAATTATTATAGGTTCAATGTTGAACCAAATCAAAATCAAAATGCAAGTGAATTTAAATCTGAATTAATATGGAAACTTTTTTATGACAATGAAGCGTTAGTTATAGAAGAAAATGGAATGTATTACATTGCAGATTCTTTTTCTAAAAACGAAAGAACGTTATATCAAACATTTTTCACAAATGTAAGTGTTGGAGGCTTAACTTTTAACAAAACTTACTACATGGAAGATGTTTTTTATTTTAAGTTAAATAATTCAAAGATAAAGAACTTATTAGATGGATTATACAACAGTTATGGAATACTTATAACTCAATGCATGAATGATTATAGAAAAGCGAGAAGTGTAAGAGGAAAAGTTAAATTAAACACAACATGGTCTCAAAAATTTGATGACCAAGCAAAACTACAAGAAGCTATAAGATCAAAGTTTCGTTCTTATTTTTCATCAGATAATGCGGTTATACCAATGGAAGAAGGATTTGATTTTACTGAAAGTGAAAAGAAATCCGTGACATCATCTGAAGATGTTAATAAAATAATCGAAGGAATTTTTGATATTGTTGCAATTGCCTTTAACATTCCAAAAGGAATTATCAAAGGAGAATTGTCTGAAATCAAAGAGGAAACAAAGAATTTATTAACATTATCAGTAAAACCTGTTGCAAAATTATTGGAAGATGAAATTAATCGTAAATTATATGGTGAAATAGCATATAGCAAAGGCTCAAAAATTAAGGTAGATATTAGCAGAATTGAACATATAAGTATATTTGATGTTGCTGGAAGCCTTGATGTATTAACAAGAATAGGATTTTCTCATAATTTCTTATTAAGAGCAATCGGAGAAGAACTTATTGATGAAGATTGGGCTAATGCACATTATATTACCAAAAATTATCAAAAACAGGAAGGAGGTAAGTAATGGACAAAAAGTTTTATAGTTTTGAAAAACAATCAGACAGCGTTGTAGATTTATATATTTATGGATATATAACATCTTATGAATGGGATGAATCAGATGTTTCAGCATGGGGATTCAAACAAGAATTAGAAAATTTAGGAGAAATATCAGAAATAAATATTCACATTAATTCATACGGAGGAGAAACTTTTCAAGGTTTAGCAATATACAACTTATTAAAACAGCATAAAGCACAAATTAATGTTTATATAGATGGAATTGCAGCCTCATCAGCCTCAATAATAGCAATGGCAGGAAATAAAATTTATATGCCAAAGACTGCTTTAATGATGATACATAATTGCTGGCTTTGGACAGTTGGAAATTCAAAAGAATTAAGAAAGACTGCTGATGATATGGATAAAATTGCTGTAGCTTATAAAGAAGCATATTTATCTAAGGTTAATATAACAGAAGATAAACTTGATAAATTACTTGATGAAGAAACATATTTAACTGCAGATGAATGTATAGAAATGGGATTTGCAGATGAAATAATAGAATTAAAAACAAATAGTTCTATAAATCAACATGCAAATATGTGTTTATTAAAACTTGTAAACAAACTAAAACAACAAGAAAAAGAAAAAACAGTCGTTATTGATGTTAGTGAAGAAACAGTAAATAAAATAGCTAAAGAAATCAGTGATAATCTGTTAAATGGTTCAGCAAATGAAGAACCAAAGGGACTATTAAATAGTCTAGAAGAAAATAAAAAAGTTCAAAAACAAGATACCTTAATGGTGTCTTTTTTAAATAAATTTTTAAAATAAAAGGGAGGAAATTTAAATGGAAAATTTAGATTTAAAATTAACAAATGAGGAATTAAAAACAAAAATGAAAGAAGCTGTAGAAAGTGGAGACAATGCAAAACAAGTAGAAGCATTAACAGAATTAATGCAATATGTAGCACAAGAAACAACTATGGAAGTGACAAAAACAATGAGACAAACAAACAATGACAATATGATAATGACATCAAGAGGAGCTAAATTATTAACATCAGAAGAAGTGACATATTACAATAAATTAGCTGAAGCAATGAAAGCTAATCAATCAATAAGTGATATAGACGCAGTAATGCCAACTACTACAATTGATAGAATATTTGAAGATTTAGAGGCACAACATCCAATACTTTCAGTAATAAACTTTCAAAATGTTACTGGAATGGTTGAATTTATAGTTAGAACTGGTGATGTAACTCCAGCATGGTGGGGAAAATTAACTGATGAAATCAAAAAAGAATTAGAAAGTGGATTTGATAAAAAACCTGTTAACTTATACAAATTAAGTGCTTTCTTACCAATTTGTAAAGCTCATTTAGATTTAGGACCAGCTTGGTTAGATTCTTTCATAAGAAGATTTATTGTTGAAGCATTAAGCCTTGGACTTGAAGAAGGAATAGTAACAGGAACAGGTAAAGACCAACCAATAGGTATGAACAGAGATTTAGAAGGAGCAGTTGTAGAAGGTGTTTATCCTGAAAAAGAAGCTCTTCCTATAACTGATTTAAAACCTGCAACAATGGGTGCTTTAGCAGCTAAATTAACAAATGGAGGTAAAAGAGTTGTTACTAAAATGTTAATGGTAGTAAATCCAATAGATTATTTAACAAAAATATTCCCTGCAACTACAATATTAAATGCAAATGGAACATATGTAAATAATGTATTACCATTCCCAACAGATGTTATACAATGTCCTGCTGTTGCACAAGGAAAAGCAGTTGTTGGACTAGCTCCTAAATATTTTATGGGATTAGGTTCAACAAAGAAAATAGAAGAATCTGATGAATATCGTTTCTTAGAAGATGAAAGAGTTTACCTAGGAAAATTATATGGAAATGGTTTCCCTGTTGATAACAATTCATTCTTAAATGTTGATATTTCTGGAATCGAGGCTGTAGAATTAACTGCAGAAGTATAGAGGTGATTAGATGGATAAATTACTATATGAGGTAAAACCATATATTCACGTTACTTGGGATGATGAAGATA